AAGTTACCCTCACGATGTCTAATTGGATAATAACCTTGCCACCCTTCGACGGCTACAGCTACTCCTATAATATATCCTTTACCTTGAATAGCACCAGATCCTCTAGTTTTCAGATTAGGATCATAAGTTTCTAAATCAATAGCTATGTGTTTATACCTTGATAAGTCAGGAAAACTTTCAGGGCAGTTCCACTCAGTTTGTGGTTGAAATATCATTTATAATCTCTTTCAATAATCATCTCACAATAGTGTATTGCTTTTAAAATATCTTGCTTTCCATTCTTGTAAGGATGTCTACATATATACTTTATTATATTACCTTCCGCAAACAGTAATTGATTTTCATGAACAAATTCGCTAGGTTGAATTTTCATTTTGCGATAGTGATCTCCTCCAATTTGTTTTTTGTATACTTTTGTTTCTTGTTCCTTGGTATCTATGATCTTTTCACAATCCATACCTGATTCATTCTTTTCTTTTGTTAATTGATAGCGTTCTTTTCTATTCATACGATTGGATCTCCTATTCTGTAAAAATAATCGGAAGTTGGTTGCATGATATATAGTTTCTTTTTAGCTCGTGTTACTCCGACGAAAAAAAGTCTATGTTCTGGATCTGCGTTTATTTGAGCTGCTTCATAAATAATTCTTTCTAGGTCCATAAATAAAACTACGTTATCACATTCTTCACCTTTTACACCGTGGACCGTGGATATCTTTATTCTCGCATTTTTCATGAGGTCATCTTTAGAGTCTAGTAGGGATTTGACGTAATTTTTGCTTTCGTCCGGCATATGAAGCTGTTCCCAGCCACCGGTTAATAGAAACCCGTGTTCTTTGCGTAGCATATCTACATCAATCGTTGTGATTGATTCTAATGACTTTCCCCCAGAGTATCCATATTTTACATGCCCTTTATGGTAGTTTAAATGCTCATAGAGGTCTTGCACGTCTTCTTTGCTTACGCTTGCTCCTTCATTCAATCTAGTTAATGTACGATAAGCACTTAATAATTTTTTAGGTAATAAATTATTTACTTTACTATCAAATCTTAAATTTAAACTATATAAATGATCAGCTACAGGTTGTAGCATTTCATTTGTTCTTGTTAAAATCATCCAGTTTTCTTTACTAAAATCAATGTCTTCTATTAACATATTGTCATAAACTTCTCCTTCTGCATCTCTTGGTTCCCACTTTTTTTCTAAACGGTTTTTAATATGAGGAAAAATAGATTCAGCTAATGCATGCATCTTTCTTGGAACTCTTCGTGATTTAATTTGTGCATCTATAGTTCCTTTTAAATTTATAAAAATAGTCGGGTCCGCTCCTTGAAACGTATAGATAGTTTGATCATCATCCCCCGCAATGTAAGATCTTTTACATTTAGACTCTATGTAAAAAAACATTCTCCATTGCAGAGGACTCAGGTCTTGGGCCTCATCAAGAAAGATAATCTCGACAGGAGGACATCGATCTTTCTCGACAAACTTGGAAATCATATCTGAAAATTCATATAGACTTTCATGTTCTTTATATACTTTTAAGTCTGCATCAATCTGCTCTGTTAGCCACAGATCTACAGAATGATGTAAATTTAATTGTATGGCTGCTTCTAGTAATGAAACTAATTTTGATCTTGCAAATTCAATGATGCGCATGTGTGGGTTTTTATATCTAGGGATCCCCGCTTCATCGATGTACGATTCAAAGGACATACCTTTGCAGATTCGAGAATAGTTTTGAAACCCTATCCATTTCTTATTTTTAAGTAGCTGAGTGTTTGTATTAATATTTAACTCTTTAGTTCCCATAGAATGCATAGTGCAAATATTTACGTCTTGATTAAAGGCTCTACTTCTAGCTTCATCAGCAGCTGCATTACTAAAAGAAATATAAGCTATTTTTTTGGGGTCTACCTTATTTTGAAGTATCTCTTTGTCTAAATAATATAAGAGTCTTTCAGTCTTTCCTGTTCCTGGTGGCCCTGGAATAATTGTTCTATTTAACTGCAAATGGTGCCTCTTTCATTTGTTCTTTTTTAGTATTAGGTTTGTCTAGTTTAATTGTTTGCATTTCTATATAGCGTGCGCTTTTGTCGGCTATTTTTCCGGAGACTTCTTTTGCAGAAAATAGTCGTGTTAGTAATCTTGCTGTTTTTTGTTTAGGATAAATTCTATCAGGCCATGTTTTAGTTCGAACTAAATACTTCCAAAAATCTTTGAATTTAAAATAGCTTGTTCCATTTTCAGTATAGGCCAACCCTCGTAGAACATCTTCCATATTTTTACCGGGTGCTTTATTAATGTATTCAGCCAATAGTTCTCTAATTTGTACGTCTTTTTTAGTAGAATCCGGAGCTTCAATTTCTCCTAAATGTTTAAATAATTTCTGTAACATTTTTCTCCAGAGTATTTTACTGACTGGTAGCATGGGTAGATCAATTTGATCCATAGCTGCAATGGAAAATTTATCAGGCTCGTGCAGGGTTCCACTATCTACTTCAACAGAAGCTTCTCCTACTAAGACATAATATATTGGTGGATCTGAATCATATTTTTTTATCTCTTTTATTTCAGGACCAGGGACACCGTCTCCAACACCAAATTTTTGTAGCACACATTTTTTTGGATCACAAAAAGATTCAATAGGTGCATCTTTACATTTATAATTATAATCTGTTTTTCTTATTGATTCGATAACTTTATCTAGTTCTCCTTTAGGAAGAGGGGGTTTACAAAATTCTTTATTGTAAGGAAAAATCTCTGTGTCCCAAGTTTCTGGAAATCTTTTCTTTAAATAGACTCCATAGTTAACCATTGCATTATTTCTACCACCTTCTGGAATACCTTCAGTAGCTAGTGAGACTAGGCACGGTGGTGCTCCTTCTAATAAAGGTGGTGCTGTATCTTTTTCAATTGTTAGTTGTTTTAATTGATCTTCAGTTAGTTTTACTCTGTTATAAAGAGCAAAAAATTCTAGTAATGATATGCCTTTCCCTTCTTCATTAAAAGCATACCGCACAGTTCTTTGTGCATTGTGATAAGGTAGATTTAAAAAACTTCCTCGATCTCCTCGGTCTACATGTAAAACATTTTGTTTTGGAAAAATTTCTGATTTAGCATACCCTAAAATAGCTGCCATTTCTTTTAGCTTTCCTCTTAAAAGAATCGCTGGAACAAATGTATCAGTAAATAAAAAACAATGTGCTCCTCCTGATTTGGATCTAATAACTGTTAGCGGTAATTTTTTTTCTTTAATTTTATTGAGAAGTTGTTTGTGATCCACTGGGTAGACATCAATATCAATACATGCCCACTTACATTTACTTTCGTGATTGATTGGAATAATTCCTAACGCAGGCTCGACACCACTTAAATGATCTCGCCATAGTTTATCGCTTGGTTGTTTCTTAATAATAAATGATCTAGTTTTATGCTTACCACGTTCATCAAACTCGTCTGTTCTTTTGGTTTGACCGTAAGCAATGTCTAGGCCACTAAATATACTTTTAAATCGTTCAAGATCCGTCATATCCTCCTGCTTTCGTTGTAGTGGGCGGTTTCGCCTCTCGGTCTCCACCGCCCATCATGGGAATAGTTATCCTCTTTTGGATAATCCACTATAGAACTGTTTTGCTCGTTCGTATAAGTTTGGATCTTCCACTTCGCCAATTTTTTTGACGTTCCAACCATACCACTGATTACCTTTTCCGGTATTCAGTATCGTTGTTAAACGATAACTATGGCTAAAAGATGACGGAGTGTATGGACCTTTTTTACCGTCCATTACAATTGATTTCATCATAGAGTTCCATTTTCTACTGACTTTACCTTGAGACGAACTCATAGATATCATCACAGTTTCAATGGATTTTTCTCCTATAACTAAGACAAAATGTTGACCTACAGTTAAGATATAATTACCATTTGGTAATCTGTCCTTACCCATAGCGTCCTTAGTTGTTTTAGATAAAATATCCGAAGTGTCTGGATAGATCTGTTCGGGTCTTCCCGATCCAGTTCCAAAATCAGACCATTCTTGATACTCTAATCTGTAGTGGGCAGGAATTACTGTAATTCCTTTTGCTCCATCGTACAGTTGTTTTGTAACTGTATTCAAAAGCATTCCAGGTTCAGCACCTTCTACGTAATTTTGATTACGTTTCTGTGCTTCTCCGGAGCCATTTTGTAGAAGCTTTAAGATAGGTGGGGCCAAAGATTCGGTCTTCACATTCTCAAAACCCTTATCAGCATCGGCTTCAAATAATGAAGCAGATGGGAGTCCTGCGGACTTCCTTGTTGCTACTTCTTTCGCGTTGCTCGTGTCGTTCATCGATTATCTCCTTGTTATTTTTGTTTGGTTACCTGCAAACGTTTTAAATAAACCAGTAGGCATTTCTCGTCCAGATTCTAGACGTTCTCGAACTACTGCTTTAAGAGTCTGGGGATGAACACCGATTTTTTGAATCGGCTCAAACCCCTGACCCTTTGCAAGGTTAGCATATTGCATAGCCTTGTTGTCTTCGCCACGACCAAAGGTAACGGTGATATCGTTTTTAATGATATCTCCAAGGTCGTGTTCTCGAAGCCATTGAAAAGCCTCTTGTTGGCTTTCATGAGGAATAGATGCGCCGTAAATTTTTTTAATTTCTACAGACTCACCATCCCTTAACTTTAATTTTGTTATTTGCATTTCGTCCATCATTTGTGGAATCTCTACTTGAGAGAGAACTTTAGCTTTCTCTTTTAATTTAGATAGACTATTTTCTGCGTTTTGAATTTCGTCTTCCATCGTTTTTAATTCGATAACTTTATTTGACAAACTTTTGCTGGCATCAATTTGAGAAACTGATTCCATTCGGTCTTCTTCAAAATTTATTTTAGTCGGTTCTTTCATACAGTCCTATATAATGTACGAAAACCGTATTGTCAAGCCTTTTCGTGTAAATTTATTTCAATGGCATAATAGGTCTTTTCCTGTCTATCCCATTTTAAAAGCTTATACTTTCCATTAGTCATATCGGACACAATTGACACAGCTACTCCAATTATGGCAGGATCGCCTGTAAGTAGTAAGTAATCGGTAGGTTTAAAATCTTTTAATAGTCCCCGTAGTTTAATAATCAAAGGCCCTGGAGATAATATCATTTGTGAGTACTCTGGTAATAGGGTCACAATTTCGCCATATTTCTGGGCACCCATAATATTATATTTAGGAGCACCTTGACTTGTTCCAGGTATCTCTTGAATTACATAGACTTTGTTTGGTGTGATGGGAGGTGTATTTCCAATTCTCATAGTTGTTTTAAATCAATCCATTGACTTTCGTTCTCTTGTAGTATATACGTCCTTTTAGAAAGAAAAGCAATTATGTTTTATAAGTTTAAAACAAAGCCATACGCACATCAACTCAAAGCATTGCAGATGTCTTGGGATAGAGAAGTGTTTGCATATTTTATGGAAATGGGAACAGGTAAATCAAAAGTTCTTATTGATAATATGGCTATGTTATATGACAGAGGCAAGATAAATGGTGCCCTAATTATAGCCCCGAAAGGAGTCTATAAGAACTGGTATGATAGTGAATTACCTATTCATTTAGCCAGTCACATAGAGACTAAGATAGGTTTCTGGAAGGCTATGAGAAGTAAGTCTGAAGATAAAGAGTTAAATAAAGTCTTCAGTACAGGTGTTGAGCTTCATATTCTCATCATGAATGTTGAGGCTTTCTCTACTAAAAAAGGACTAGAGTTTGCACAGAAATTTTTATGGTCCCACAATGCTTTAATCACTGTCGATGAATCTACTACGATAAAAAATCCTGGAGCAAGCAGGACTAAAAATATTATTAAGCTTTCTAGGTATGCTAAATACAAAAGAATTTTAACTGGATCTCCAGTAACTAAATCTCCGTTAGATCTATACACACAATGTTTCTTTTTAAATCCTGATCTATTAGATCACAGTTCTTATTATACTTTCAGAACTCGATACGCGCTGATGAGAAATATTAATGTGGGAGCTCGATCTGTTAATGTAGTTGTTGGATATAAAAATTTAGCTGAACTATCAGAAAA